GAGCCTACTCGAGCTAAGGTAGAAGTATTAGTTGTATTTCCCTGTCCTAACTGTCCATAGTCATTACGACCACAGCTATAAAGCTCCCCAGAAGAATTAATAACCCACATACTTCGACCCATTCCAACCTGCGACCAATTAGTAGCTGACCCAACTTGAACAGGAGAAGAATATTTAGTTGTATTTCCTAGTCCTAATTCTCCATATTCATTCTTACCCCATGACCACAAAGTACCATCTGTTTTAACAGCAGCACAAGACCAAAGACCACATGCAATTTGACTCCAATTAGTTAAAGAGCCTATCTGAACAGGAGATTTTCTTTGTGTTGTAGACCCATCTCCAAGCTCTCCTTGAGAATTCTGTCCCCATGTCCAAAGAGTACCATCAGTTTTAACATTAGCACTAACAACAGAACCACACGAATATTTTCCGTCAGTATTCCCCCAGTTTGTTAAAGAACCCACCTGTACAGGAGAAGAAATAAAAGCATCTTCATTAAATCCACATGCTCCTTCATAATTTCTTCCCCACATATAAAGTTTATTACCAGTAGTAATAGCACCTGTTTGAGAAGGACCACCATTATATCTACAAGACATTGCCCAATCAGTTGCAGAACCTATCTGTACAGGAGAAGATAGGGATACAGCGTTATTATTACCAGACTGACCTGCTGTGCCATATGCCCATCCATATAATTTACCAGTATTATCAATAGCCTGAACCCAGTTTCCAATAGAGGCTACATCAGTCCATACTTCTGTACCTATTTGAACTGGTGAAGAATAACTCGTTCCACTAGTATTATTTCCTACAGCAAAAACTGAATCTTGATTTCTTCCCCAACTCCAAAGTTCGTAAGGAGATGATGGAGGAGCATCTCCTGATACGCCAGCATCACCCATTATTATTTTTCTAGGATTAGGCATTATTTACTATCCGTACTGGCAATCATACCATGCCATATTGTACCACCATCAATCGTATAGAAAACAAGAACATCAACACCAGAGGATGTTAAGGTTGGTGCTGTACCTCCTGCCCAATCTACAGATCCAGGCCAATTCACAGTCTGTGATCCACCATTAGTTAAAGTTAAAACAAAACCACACATTTCATCACTTGCAGTAGGATTACTAAAGGTAAAAGTATTTGCGCTAGTATCTACAGTTGCAGAAATACTATTTCCTAATGTCAAATCAATATCCTGTGTTCCTCCTCCAGTACCTCCAATTGCATTAGTAACTTCACCATAATCTAAAAGGTTAGGACGGGATAATGTATTATCAGATAAAGATAAAGTTCCTCCTACATTGGTTGTTCCTAAAGATGTTGCCCCACTAATTTCTAAAGCTGTACCTGAAACCTTAGTTGTAAAGCTACCATGTGGAGCTACAAGAGAAGTAATTGAAGCAGCCGTTACCACTCCTAAAGTATTTATTGTCATAGCAGCTACCGAAGTTGCTGCTGGAACTCCAGTTAAATTAGCCCCACCACCATAAAATTCTGCTGCACAAACATTACCACTAAACTCTGCTGCAACTCCTGACACCTTAGTTGTAAAGCTACCATATGGTGCAACTAAAGAAGTGATGGAAGCTGCTGTTACAACCCCTAACTGGTTTATTGTAAATGAAGCTACTGAAGTAGGTGAACTAGGTAAGTTTGTTAAATTACTACCATCACCATAATATTCAGCAGCACATACATTTCCTGAAAACTCTGCTGCAACGCCTGATACTTTTGTGGTAAAGGAACCTGTTGCAGCTACAAGATTTGTGGCACTTATACAAGCTGAAAATGATCCTGTTGCACCGTCAATATCACCCGTAACATCTCCAGTTAATGCCCCATCAAAGGTGGCTGCACATACAGTACCACTAAACTCTCCTGCTACACCTGATACTTTAGTGGTAAATGATCCATATGGAGCTACTAAAGAAGTAATAGATGCAGCCGTTACAACCCCTAACTGATTTACAGTAAATGAAGCCACGGAAGTAGGAGCAGTAGGTAGATTAGTTAAATTACTACCGTCACCATAATATTCTGAAGCACAAACATTTCCTGAAAATTCAGCAGCTACACCTGATACTTTAGTAGTAAACGATCCTGTAGCTGCAACTAGGTTTGTAGCACTTATACACGCACTAAAAGAACCTGTTGCTCCGTCAACATCCCCTGTAAGATTACCTGTTACATCTCCTGTAACATCCCCTATTAATGCACCATCGAAGGTAGCTGCTGAAACAGTACCGCTAAACTCTCCTGCCACTCCTGACACTTTAGTAGTAAAAGAACCATGTGGAGCTACAAGAGAAGTAATAGAAGCTGCTGTTACTACTCCCAATGTATTAATAGTCATAGCTGCAACAGAAGTAGCAAAACTTGCTGCTGATACATTAGTTAAATTAGAACCATCTCCGTAATATTCAGCAGCACATACATTCCCACTAAATTCTGCTGCTACACCTGATACTTTAGTCGTAAAAGAACCTGTAGCAGCTACAAGATTTGTAATGCTTGCACAACTAGGAACGTCTAATACATTAGCTGTAAAGTGAGCAACTGAAGAAGAAACAGAAAGAGAAACATTTGTTAATCCTGCTCCATCTCCAAAAAATGCAGTTGCACATACATTTCCACCCACATGAACATCATTGGTAGCACAGATACTTACGGCAACAATTTTACTTGTAGATTTAATTGCAGTTGTAGAAAGCTGCATTGCAGAGTTTGTACCGTCACCACTTTGTACAGTTTGGAGTGCTGTAGATACGCCAGTATTAGTTGATACAGCAACCTTTAAAAGTTGTTTATATGTATTTGCTATTTGTTTTCCTGTTAAATCTGTCATATCAAATTCCAATAACTTTCTTCATCTTCCCAATTAACATTTACATTCTCCCATAAAAGATTCCTACCTCCAGGTAAAGGTTCAGGACGAGGATTAGGAATATTAGGATTATCCCTTACATCTGGAACTTTATTCTGGGGATTATTTTTTAAATCAAAGGCTCCTTCAAAATCTTCTGGACAAACAAGTAAACCATAACTATTCATCTGCATTACTGCATGTTTATATCTCCACCCACAAATATCACATATAGCCCATGAGTTTTTTCCACTTGCCATTAATACCACCTAAGTCTGGGTTTAATAAACATATTTGCACGTTCCCTATTTTCAGTCATAGCTCTATCCAGAAGTTCTTCATAGTTTTGTTTAAGCATCATAATTCTATTTTCAGGAACTCCTGGTCTTTTCATAGCCAGATAATAAGACAGACCACAAGTAAGAGGAGGTAAGAAATACTTAGGAATATCCGCATTTTGGATAGCTGATTTATTGACATCTTGTAACTCACTAATTGTTTCAATTTTTAATACATCAGTTGAATTTTCTGGAATAGGCCATAAAGAAATTGTAGGATTATTTAAGTTACGTTTAATTGTCCATTGACTAGCCCTACCTGTTTGACTTTTTCTAGGAACAAGTTGATACTCTTCAAATGAAATACGTTGAGCTTGTAAATCTACTTCGTCTCTATTTACAACCAACTGCATTACATCTAAAATATTTGAACTCAGGTCATAACTGGTAACACTTGTAGAAACAGTTACAAGTGTAACTGCCGTAGTCCATAACATAACACCACGATTCTGCCAATCCTTTAACATAAGATTAATAGAACGTCTAGCTGAAGCTGGCTCATGTCCAAGCGTTTGCTCACCACCAACCATTTCAGTAGCTTCTTGAATTATCTCATCTATATCAAGATTGAAATTAAATGTACCAGAAACTGCCATTAAACTTGCCCACCTTTTTTATAACCATACATAACTTTAGACTTATTTACAAGTCCACCACCTTTTAAAATTTGAGATACTGTATGTGGAATTTTTTTTGATGCTCCTAATACTGGTTTATGTTTAAGTTTTGGTTGCGTTCCTGTTGCCTGTTTTTTCTTTATTTTTCCTTTTCCATCTTGTTCACGGGCCACTGAAGAATAAACACCTCCCCCAAAACCTAATAG